ATTTGGTTGCATTACAACGGATACTTCACGCAAACCGCCTTTAGTAATTTGAAAATAACCATCTTCATCAGCAGTTGGATCCATTGGTGTTCCTTCTGCATCAACCATTGCGTATTCATCAGCGTAAGCGCCTACAGAAACACCGCCTACAAGATTTGGGCTTTCTTTCATAATTGTATAAAGGTCTTTACCAGCAGTTGTATTTGTAAACAATCTGCCTTTAGCGTCCATACCTGTATCTGTGAATTCAAATTGCGTCCACTCGCCTACAGGAAAGTTTTCATCATTGTGTTGAAAAAACATTGGTAGTGGTTTGCCAGCTTTAGCAAATTCATCTGCCCATTGAGCAAAGCCTTCAGGTTTGTAATTGAATTTACGGCCATCAGCGCCTTCTCTAGCACCCCATGTCGTTACTGTCGCTTCAATTGCACCTACACTACTTAATGCTTCATCGGCAGAAACACCGAGTGAAACTTTAGATTCGTTATAAAATTTAATATCAGTCATTGATTGGCACTCCCTTTTTTTTCATTCCGTTAGTTTCAACAGGTTGCGGTTTACGCTTTTTAGCCTGTTGGGTTAATTTTTCAAGTAACTCTTTTAATGTCATTAGGCTTTACCTGCTTGGCCTGTTTTGCCTACAGAGGAAGTATTTCCACCGCCGCCTGTATCTTGCGGTGATGTGCCACTAATATTGGATTGTTTTGTGTTTTTATCTAGTAATTTGTCAGCGTCAGGTAAGTTAGTTTTGCCTAAATACTCTCTCGCTTCATTAGGTGTCATTATACCAGCATTTACACCTGCTACAGCATAATTCATTTGATCAAGAGGCGCGCCTTTTAAAAAGTTTTGAGTTTGAAACTCAATGCAAAGATTTGGATAGCCTGAAAGTAAAGCTGTTTTAAATTTTTGTTGAATATTGGTTATCATTGGTGACATTGTGGATTTATAAAACTCATCTAGCATAGTTTGAGTGTTATTGTATTTTTGGTCAGCAATACCAATCATTGCAGGTGGAACACCAAATAAACCGCATATGCGTTTCATAGTTTGTGTTTTTAATTCTCTTGCGTCAGCGTCTTGAAGTGTAAGCATATCAAGTGGCATGTATTTCATGCCATTGTCTAACAACATTCCTTGACCTGGCTTTGACAAATCAGTAGAACGAGAGCCTGTCAATGAAGTCCAAGCTTCTTTTAGTCTTGCTGCAATCTCTTTAAATTTAGCATCGGGGATCACTTGATCTGTAACGAACATGCCGCTAGGTTTAGCGCCATTCAACATAATAAAATTAGAATACAAATCAATATCTTGATCTAAAGAAACTAATTCAACAGCTAAAATGCCTTTATTGAAACCTGCGCTACCTTGCCAAGCTGCTTCTGTAGAGTGAATGACTTGGTAATATTCAAGTGGTTCATCTTTGTTGAAACCATATGTTGTAGTTGATAAACGATAAGTAGGATAACGAGTTGGCGTAATTTGTGATGTAATCAAAGTTGAATCTAGCAAATACATTTCCATTGGCGTTTGTGTAGAGTTTTCTTGATCTTTGCGCCATAATGCAATAAATGTTTCACCGCTTAAATCTAACCACATACTAAATTGATACCAAAACTCATAAGCTGACTGATAATGGTTTGGTTCGTTTAATAAATAATAAACTGATTTTGCTTTTGCTTTATCTCTCGCAGAAACAGTTGGATCAGTAATTGCATCTACCAAATTGCCATCTTCTCTATATGCCATTATTTTTACAGGTAATTGAGCTAATGCTCTTGCTTTTGCACCTACGCAAGCCATAACAGTAGAGTTACGGGATAGCATAGACATATCCACAACACGACCAGCAGTATTAACTGATGATGTGGTTACATATAATAATTGGTTTGAAGCGGGGACTTGGCCTTGTTTAACATTGCGTAAAATGTTATTTCCAAGGGCAGTTTGACCAAAAAGAGTGTTACTTTCTTGCGCGTTTTGATTAGGTTTTGTTTTGAATATATCAAATATAGCCATGTTTATCCTTTAAATACTTCTGAATCCAAATGAAGTAGAAAGCAATGGGTGATCTAATGAGCAATGCATCGCAATAATGAGCGCTATTATACCATCAACCTTCGCGCTTTTGTCTGCTTCGTTTTTACGAATTTTAATATTTCCGTTTACATCCTCATAAACTTCGCAATTACCTAATTGCCAACCGACAAAAGGATTGCCATCATGTTTTATTTGATTTTGCATTATCAACTTCTCTACATGTTTAGATGGGTTTGATAATACGGCCATTCCTTGACCTACTTTTTTCACAGGAATGCTATTTTCGTGTAGCCTTGCAATTAAACTAGCTGCATTGTAAGCATCATATCCTACTTCTTTGATATTGTATATAGAGGCTTGTTGTTTTATATATTCTGACACTTCTCTATCGTCCATAACATTGCCTTCTGTAATGTGCAATATTTTAGATTTCACAGCTTGGTCAAATATTGGCCTGTAATGTGTTGGAATCAATGCAAGGCCATCTTCAGGAAGGAAAAATTTAAACTCTGCAAAATACTCATGTTCAGCATATCTTTTCAATGTGCAAACAGCATTAAGGTCGCGAGTGGCCGCCAAGTCAAACCCAATAAACACTTCTTCAGGTTCGGGTTTGTTTTCACCAATAGACTTGTCCCAATAGTCCCTGTCAATCCAAGCGCTATTTGCGCTAACAAATACATTTAAAGTTTTGCAAAGAAACTCATTGAGTGATGCGGGTTTGAGTTTGGCCTGTGCGCACCTTTCTTCAATGGCATGTTGATAAATAGAAATACCATGCATCGGATTAGATTTTTTCCAAGTTGATTCATCTCGCCAATCATCTGCGGGATCAAGGCCATAAAGCAAACCAAACCAATGCGGATTGTCCTCTGCCTCGTTTTTAATCATAGATTCAAACATGGCCATATCTTCATAAAATTTTGTGTCTTTTGAAAAGCTTGCGGTTGTAATGTAAATGCGTAATGGATTTTTACGAGCCACCATACCTGAAAATACAACCTCAATAGAATTTCTATCCACAATTTGCGCGGCCTCATCAATGATAGCGCAGCTTGCATTTTTACCATCGCCTGATTTTTTATTGTCGCGAGATAAAGCGCGGAACATAGATTGGCTGTCGCCTTTTTTGGATAATTGATATTTACTATTTATGAACCAGCTTTGCGCTGATGATGGCATAGATTCAACCATACCTTTTGCCGCATCAAATACAATAGTGGCCTGTTCTCTATTTGTAGCTAAAGTAAATACTTCAGCTCCAGCTTCGCCATACATAAGCTCATACAAAGCAATAATTGAAGTGAGTGTTGATTTACCAGCTTTGCGGGGAATGAAAAGAATAACATCTGTGGTCATTCTTTTGGTCAAATCTTTTTTGTGCCTAAATCCATAAATCGCAGAAATGAGCATAATTTGAAATGGCTGTAATTTTATGGGTGTTCTTGCATCGGGACCTTTTGTGTGTTTCAACAAATCTACAAACATTAAAAAATGACGCACATACTTTTCATGAAATTCATATTCCCAATGTCTGTTCCCCATAAAATCTAAAAAACGCTGACAAGCGAGTTCTACATTTTTACAAACATGAATATTACCTTTAGTTACATCAATGGCATATTGTATGCCTTCTTGCCAATCGTTCATTTAAAGTTGTCAGGACCCATCATCAATTCACCAAGCGCAATATTATCTGTAGCATTGCCTTGTAATCTGCCTCTTGGTGTAAGGCCAAGTTCATTCATTAAAGAAATGATTCGTGGCGTTACTTTGTCCCTTAAAGAAACATGCGGTGATGGACCAAGTGTTTTGCCACCATTGTATTTGCTAATAACGCCTGTGAGTTTTATGCCCTTTACACATTCTATGTAAGTGGTCATGTGGTCGGCTAACATACCGAGGACATGTTGGTCTTGTTCTGATCCAATGCCATACAAGTCAAACAAATATTTTGAAGTAGTTTCAATAAACTTTTCTTGATCCCAGCTTTCAGGATTTTTTAACCAATGTGCCACAGGAATATATTGTTTTAATTTTTCAGGCAAAACCATTCCTTGATTTTCGCCTTTCGTGCCATGCACTATGTGAAGTTCAGGCGGAAGCTTGTTTCTTGATTGTGCCATTTTAAATATTCCTTTTTAATTAAAGAGTTACCACCCCCCCTTGCAACCC